ATGTCTGTCATAACTTGGTATTATTATAAAATTAGCTAATTTACCTTCTTCAATATACCCTATATTATATTTTATTATATCTTGTGCTGTAACTCCTCGGGATTTTAAATAATGATATGCTTTATCTCTGGTTAAGCCTTTACCTTTAAGTAGTGTAATAAATCCTTCAGGTAATTGAAGTTGGTCTTTAGTTTTTTCTACGTGTTTTGTTTTAAAATTATACTGAGCATCAATTTCTTTTAGTTCTTGAAATGCTGTATATGGGGCTTTAATAAATTTAAGGAGTTGGATTGCTCTAGCGCCTTTAAAACCACAAACCCAACATTGGTATTTTTGGGTTAACTTATTTAATGTAAGTTTTTTCTTATGGTGATTACAATTAGGACAACTAAATACGGCTTCGTCTCCTCCTCGTGCGCTTTTGCTTTTTCCTAATAGACTTTCTAGCAAATATATAAGGCGATCTTCCTTCATCCCTTAAATATACGAAAGAAAGGTTAAAGGCCAAAATCCCTCTTGAAGTATCTTCCTTCGATATTATCATTTAAATAATCTTCAGTTTCTAACACACCTAAACTAAACAACGCTTTATTTTCTAAATAAGTTAATTCTTTTTTAGAGTAAGCTAGTTGTAAAATTATACGTTCAAAATGTGATTGATTGCCCTCCTTAATTTCATCTTTAATGAATTGGTGGGAACCATAATATGTTTTCCAATCGCTTTCTTTTTGGACTTGTTTATAAACTGGCGGTCTACCTTTACCTTCCCATAGGGCGGCTTCGCGTTTACCAATTTTTTTCTTTTGATTATAAATTAAGGCTTTTTTGCCAACGTATTTTTTTCCTGAGGGTATGTGAGTTGTTTGGTAAACGTATCCATATGTGCCTTCTGGAAATTGCTCATAACTTTCTGGTATTATCATGTATCAAATCTTATAACGAATGTAGTATCTGTTTCACTACTTGCTTTAATTGGTTGTCCTAATTTTCCTACTACTAATAAATTATAGTCGTCATCATATAAACCTACTGTTGTTATGTAGGGTTTAAAATTATCGTTTAGTGCAAAAGTTGCTAATTCTTCACTTTCTATATTACGCTTTTTTCTTACCGATTGGTTATTAGTAAATTCAAACTCATTTTCATTCATAGTACACTGATATTCATATTCAGTAATTAAATGAGTATTCTTATATGATAAAGAATCTAAAGTACCACCATCAAATAAACTCATATATTTAGGGTGAGTTAATACAGCAAATCCATTATCATAAAATAAATTACCAATATTAGGTGTGCCTGTTATAGATTGGGATACATTAATTATTTCTGTTGCAGATAGGGCTTTATTATAAATCATTAATTGACTTACATTAAATTCATCATCCCACGTGGCTCCATTAGCTCTATAAGTTCCATCAGGTAATCTTTTACTATATATTATTACATCAGCTTTATTAGAGCAGGGGTTTGATGTTGAATCAGTAGCTGTAGCTAATTGTTCACCATTTTTATAAATTTCAAGTGTACCATTATTTCGTTGTAATACAATATGTGCATTAGTACCAATATCTGACCCTGATCTAAATATAACTGCTGAAACTTTAGATTCTGTATCCCCATCAAATCTACTTAATTCAATAGAGGCAGAATGATCAGCAGGGGCAAAACATCTTACCCTATATGGAAATTGTGGCGGAGCAGGGGTTGTGGTAATAGATAAGGCTCCTGTAGTATCTGTTGAATAGTCACCTCCTGCTTCAGATCCTAAAGGAGGTGAATTTTGGGCCCCTTCTTTTGTAATTAAAAAATCTCCTTCTGTTTGAGAAGAAGGCTGGGTAGACCAATTATTTTCTCCTGTGGTCCGATCCTCCTGAAATTCAAAATATACACTTATAGCAAAATCTTCTTGATCAAAATTTAAATGGGGCTTATTTTGAACTATGATTCTACCATCATTATAACCAGAATTCTCTTTAGGATGGCTTAAAGTATAATTATTTAGTCCTAAAGTATGAGGGTTAAAAACAATATTGTAGTAAGTTACTACGTTTTGAAAGTATGAATCATCATATACTGTTTTATTATAAGTAGGAAACCCTAGAGTTGAGGGAGGATTTACTATTCGGTTACCAGTTTTTATATTTAATTTTAAATCTTCTCTTTTAAAAGCTTGTACTGGAGCTAAATAAAGTACTCTTTGATCTTCGTTAGGAAAATTTTCTTTACCTATAGTAACATCATATAAATTACCAAAACCATCATCTGTAATATTATATGTTATTCCATCTTTAGTAACAGATAAATTAAATGATTCAGGTTGAACTTCTGAACCGAATGTTTTTTGGCTTAAACTTAGTAAACTAGCACTTTTATATAATCTTCTTTCTTGAGTAGTGTAATTAGCATCATTTAATTCTAAGAGGTTAGCCCTTTCTTGAATATAATTACGATAATAAAGTTTATCTATTTGATAATATTGTCTACTACCTGTTGTAAATGTGCTTTTATTTAACCCACTCCAATTTAAAGATGCCGTTTGTGCTCCAATTGAACTCAAATCAGTATCTGTACTATACTGCTTATGAGCTTCAAAAGGGGTTATTTTTATGTCACTTGCATCTAATTTTTTAAACGTGCCAGGCATTAATAATCCAATTTAACCTTAATAAGGGCTTCTTTTGTAAAGTCTTTTGGTAATGGTTGAGATAATTTTGCAACTGCTAATAAATCTTGATTATCATTATATAATCCTACTGTTGTTATATATGTTCTAGGATTATCAATCATAGAATCAAACTGTAAGGTACCATCTGTTTTAGTGAATGAAGCATTATTAGTATAGTTAAAGTCTCTATTTTTTATTCTACAAAAATAAAATTGACTAGCGATATTTTCGGAAGAATCTAGTATAAAATTACTAAGAAGATCTTGTAGTTTTTGGGGATTTTTACCTGCGGTATCATTGCTATCTTCTGAGGCTAAATTAATACCATAATTAGCATCCTCAAGTGAACCACTATTATCTAAAGCATCAGCATTTAAAATAATGAATCCAGCATCTGGGTATATAAATCCATATGAACCACTATTAGTTACAAATGTATTAGATGTTCCTTTTCTAATTCCACTAGAACCCGATACTATATTAAATTCTCTCCCTACACCTGCTCTAAAAGCATTTGCAGATCCTGAAGTTGTAACTGAATCATCTGTTAATTTTAATAAACGCAAATGGTCTACACTAGAAACGGATGACGATAAGGTTAGGTTAAAATTACCTAGTCTTAAAGCATTTTTATATCGTGATCTATTGACGTTTATAACATAAATACCATCAGGGGTATGTCCATCAAAGGTAAAGTTTTGGGTTTCATCTCCTCCAAATACTAAATTTCTATATTGACTATATATAGCTTTTGTTGCCGATATATTTTCTGCTCCTGCATCATCATTAAAATCTAATCCTCCAATACCTGTTTGAGAACCAAAAGCAATTGAAAATTGAACTTCTGCTGTGTCATCCGCACTAGTTCCTGTGGGGGGCTTATCATAAATTTCCATAAAAAATGCCCCACTAGAAGTAGCAGTATTTGTTATATATTGGTTACTAGAAGAAAAAAATCCGTCTATAGTTCCTAAATCATTAGTATTGCCTGACCAAGCAGAAGCAAATACTCTATCTATGCTTTCTACTATATCGCTTGTTTCATCAAAAGTTGTATATGTAGCCATGTTTATTTTTTATTAATATTCTGATCTTGGTTGTGTTGCTGCAGTAGTTCCAGCACTACCTTCTTTATTTACTTGTAAAGTTATTGTACTTCTAGCTCCTGATTGTAATCCAATCACAATAATAGAAGTAGCTAAAGCTGCATTAGTACCAAATAATGTATTACCACTTAATGTAGTACCACTAAAACGTGTACCTACTACAGTTTGGGATAAAGCAGAACCAAATCTATCAATTTCTACAGAAGCTCCTGTTGCACCATTTCCACCCGTAGCACTTATAGTATTAAATAATCTTCTATCTGCTACTGTAAATGAATATAACTCTGTAGTAGAATCAAAGTTAGTAGTATTAGGATTAATTTCTACAAGGCCTCCTTTATTTACTTGTATGTTATTTCCAGAAGGAAGATTTAATACTGGGATTTTAGTAGTACCACGATCTAAAGTAATTAACTTTGATATCATACTATTATTTTCGTTAGGAATAGCTTCAATTAAAGGTAAAGCTTCAATAGCTTCCCCATAAAAAGCAGTTCCATTAGGATGGTTTTCATTATACAAAGTATAATCAATTTCATCATCCGCTAAAGCAAATTGAGTTACGTTAAATTGGTTTTTTGAAAGGAGTTCACGTCCTTTTCGTGTTAATACTGCGTCTACTATTACGCTTGAATTATCTAAATATCCCATTT